CCACCACCGCCAGTTGCAGTTTGAGAGTTGAAGGAACTATCACCGCCAGAACTTCCTGAGCTATTTGTCGCCGCCGCAGAGCCACCCGCACCGACAGTAACAGTATAAGTACCCGCTGCTAAAGTTTGGCTAGTAAAAGATCGAAAGCCACCACCGCCGCCACCACCGCCATAAACATAACCACCGCCACCGCCACCAGCTACAATAATGTAATCAACCTCCACTGATAAAGAAGGCCAGTTACTTCCCATATTAGAAGTTCTTTGATCTTTTAAATTCCAGACGCCTGATGCGCTACCAGTGTTGGGAAACTGTGCCATCAGCTAATTTCCTCATAACTACAAACGGCCTCAAGGTCAGAAGCGGCGTTAGCGGTAAGCCTTAAGCTATCCCCTTCTTCAAGATAAATAGCCTTAGACAAAACATCCAAAGTTGCATCAGCGGGAACGATTACAGTTTTTGCAAGATGATATGCCGTGCTTGATCTATACAAATCTACTGTAATCTCAGCATTGTTAATGCCATCCACGTTTGAAACAAGCAGCGCATTGACCTTAAAGACTTTGCCAGAGCTTGCTGAGTTTGTGACGATTGCCGTAGCGGATGTTCCAACAGCTTGAACCGCTGTTTTGCCTGTTATCGTTGCTACGTTTACTATGTTAGGTGCAGCCATGTGTTAGCCTCCGAATACGATTGCCATAGCTATGGCCTTGCCTGTTGTGACGCCCGCTGAGGCATCAGCAAACTCAAGGGCGGTAGCGCCCGAATTGACTTGAAGAATTTGTCCCGCTGTTCCTAGTGAGCTAGGAGTATCGCTTAGACCTGTTAGCGTGGTTACAGTATCTGCCAGCGTCCCATGTTCGACCACTTCAATAGTATCACCAGTAACGGGCGCAGCGTTGGTCAGGTCTATTGTCGTACCGTTACTTGCGGTGTAATCATTACTTGCGTTATCTGTAGCGGCTAACAACTTAACGCCGTTGAGATATACGGCGACCCGATTAGCAGTGTAATCGGTGGTGAGTACCTTCGTGGACGTATTATATTCGGATGAGGTGCCAACAGTGAAAATACTACTAGAATACTGAGAAGCAAAAGGCGCACCGTATTCCACAATTGTAACAACGTCAGATGCGGCACAAGCTGAACCAAGCACCACAGACGTGCCGTTTGTAGCGGTAAAATCAGACGCCGCAAGTTTAGAGCCATTGAGAAAAACTTGAATATTTCCCGCTGTATATGCTGGCAAAGCAGGGCTAGACGATGCGTTAAACGTGGTTGTCGCTGTTCCTGTGTATTCTGTCTGTCTGATGGGATCAGAGTAAGATGCGCCCCCGCCGCCACTAATAACAGGCGGAGTGTAACTAAACACACCAGACGTATTGTCATAGCTTAAAGTGCCAGACCCTGATGCAGTGTTTTGGGTGACAGACAGGTCAGTAAGAGCAATGCCACCAGAGGCTGCTTCCCATGTCATACCACCAGTATTTCCAGAGCGAGCGGTAAGCACATAGCCATCTGTAGGAGTGTTGCTTACTTTGAGGTTCGCTTCATCAACGACATCGTCTGCAATGACTGTCGCACCATCGCCCGTAGACGTTACCTCACCGCTGTGGTTGGGGTGGGTGTAACTGCCGGCGGGAGTAGTCCAACTTAAATTTCCGCTACCGTCAGTCGTAAGAGCTTGTCCAGAATTCCCATCGTTGTCAGGGAGCGTAAGAGTGTAGCTTGCACCAGCAGAGTGGGGCGGTCCTTTGACAGTAATGCCATGCGAGTTGTTTTCGCAGTTAAGAACAAACTGACCTGAGCCTTTTGTGCTGTTGCCTTTAAAAATAACCTTACCTGACCCGTTGGGATCAAAATTAAGATTTCCATTTGTTGTTGTAACAATACCAAAAGGAGTTGCTTGCGTCTGTACGGTTCTATCAAAACGCGCAACTGTAATCCCCGTAGCTGGATTAGCAGAAGCATTTTGGTTTGCAAAATTACTATCGTTGTGGTTTGGGTACTGAGTTAAAATTAAAAATCTACCGGCTAGTACATAGTGATTGTACATATAGACGCTAGAACTATTTTGCGTAAACGAATATGTATCTAAGTCAGTTGAAGATCCCGCCAGCCTCGCACGAAATGTATCTGAACTCTCAGTTACTGTTACTTCGTCTGGTATCCAGTCGTACAGGTTACTGCTAACACCTGCCGCTTCCGCCGCCGATACAATTGCTGCATCTAACGCAGCAGCTTGGCTTGGAATAGAAAGATTGTAAACTGTTCCGGTTATTATACTAATGTTATATGTATTAACGAGGCCCGTTACGGAAATAGCCGAAGTACCCGTCCAATTAAATCTAATGTCAGCATAACCAATCAGTTGCGCTGTGGTCCAAGTCACATTAGAGCCTTGGCTGATTGACGTGCCATAAAGACGACATGAAATACCATTGGAGTCGACGCTAAGAGAACTTACATACTTAGGATCTTGTACGACGTAACCCGTGTTACCTCCGCCACCGCCAACAAGATAACCACGGTTATTCGTGTAAATGTCTAAGCTCGTTTGAGCAGTGCTATCAAACAAACCGCTGGCTGTCGCACTGTAATCTAGCTGAGTACCCGGAAACGAAACATTGCCGTAAGTCACATCCACGGTTTTGTTAAGATTAACAGTACCCGTACCATCAGGAGTAAGATTTATATCGCCATTGGACACACTAACGATACTGTTACCGTTTACGTCTAAAGCGCCGCCGAGTTGAGGAGTAGTATCCCCCACAACATCAGTGATTATGCTTTCGGCCTGCCATCCATTTGTTGTGTCATAGAGAAGCGCTTGACCGTCAGTTGGTGTCATCGAGCTGTTAACATCAGACAAATCTTTAATGGACTCGCTTGTGATGTCTTCCAGCTTATCAGTGTTTAGATTGGTAAAGTTGGCATCAACTTCAGAATTGGTTAGGGGAGAGCCTTTACCGGATCTTGTCGTAATTGTAGACATAACTTTCCCCTAACCTGTTAACGTGTTAACTCGCAGAGAGCGTGATTGTCCATGTGATAGACATGGTATCATCCGCTGCCTTGTTTACCACACTAAACGTTGTACGGCAAAGCATATCTCCGCCGGTGGAAGCATTAAACAGCCCTGCTTCAGTTACCGCACCGGTTCCGTCACCGGCCTCGAAAGAAGAAACATAGACAACCTTCTCGTTGTTTGTTCCTGATATAGTTGTACTATCAAGGGCTTCACGCGAACCAAGAATAGAAACCAAGTCGGTCTGCGTCGCTGCTGCAGCGGTAGTACCAGAGCCAACAGCCATGTGGGACATTACAGACTTAGACGTACCTGTCATACGAGAGGCGATGTACGCAAGGCCAGTGTTAACGACGAGGTTCTTCTCTTCGCGTTCCACTTTTACTTTTCCGGTCTTGTCCTTCAGGACGATGTTAAGCTGACCGGAGAGCTTTAAATTTTCGTTATACATAACGATCTCCTTAAAAGGTTCTTACTGCGCCAACGTAGTCATCTGCAAAGTAACTGAGGTCACAGTAACCTTGGCTAACTAACGACCCCGCGTCGGCAATCGAAGTCGTGTTAGAGAGAGGCTTCCCAAAAGAAAGCGAAAAACTATCTACTGTATCAGCTTGGGTTGCTAAAGCTCGACTTATAGCACCTGCTATTTCTAAAAGGTCCGTGACCCCTGCAGTGTGAGAAAAGCCTTTTCCCACGCCAAAAATCTCATCTTCTGCAACAAAAAACTGTTCTTGCTGGACTGACCCAACTCCCAAAGAAGCTGACTCGCTCGAAGACGCACTATCGCCCAACGGTCTTGAGAAAATAATAACGCGTTCCTCAGCCACTGCTGGTTGCTCTGCAAGCGCTCTCGTAAAGGCCACTACTCGTACAAAAAGATCTTCAGCTAGTGGAGCTTCTGATAGTTCTTTTCCAACACTAATCGTATCACTATCTGTTAAATCAGCTTGTTCGCTAAACGATCTTGCAAAATTAACAGACTTCGCAAAAACATCGACCGCAGTTGCAGTATCACTTCTTGCAGTGCCAACACTAAGAACAGTCTCGTCGTTGGTGTCAAGTTGCTCGGTAAAGGCTCTAGCAAACGCAGCAATCAACTCAAATAGATCAGTGGCAGCGGCTGTATTGTTATTAAATTTAACAAAGGCAATCTCTTGGTCGTCCAGTATAGATGCCGTTCCGTCTACGTCGTCAGTAGCGTCCACCGTATTTGCAATAGCCCGTGTAAATAGTTTTGAAGCTGTCAAAGCATCGGCCAAATTTACTGTATCAGAAAGAATCTTTGCTACAGAGCGAGCAGGACTATCAGTCAGTGACGCTGCATCAGAAAAAGGTTTTCCAAAATTAAAAGCAGCAAGATCTTCGGCAAACGGTGTTTCTGTCAAAGCTTTTCCGAAAGCACGAAGTTCAGTGTCAACCAAAGCTGCAGCGTCATTTGCTGCTTTTTCAAACGATAGAGCTAAAGCTTCAGAGGCCACGTACGCATCAGTAAAAGTTTTCGCAGTGGCCAACACAGGGCTATCTACGACCAACAAGCTATCAGTAAAGGATCTAACGAAAGCCATAGTTAGCGACAATAATTCTGCAATAACAGCACCATCGGAAAGCGTTTTGTCAAAGGCAAACTGGGGTACTTCGACCGCTGCAGCAGCATCGAGGTTTATATTTTTTCCGGCACTCCGGAAAGAAGACTCTGTCGCCGTGGCACTATTAAAGGCAGCTTTTTCAAACGCTAAAACAGGGCTGTCTGCAGCAGAAGCCAAATCGGCAAAAGCTCTAACGAATCCAACAACAAGAGCCGCTACTTCAGACACACCTGCTACATTCGTAAGATTTTTAAAGAACTGAACTTCTTGATCATCAAGAATAGAAGCCGATCCATCTACGTCATCGGTAGCTCCTACTGTGTCAGCAAAAGTCTTTGATGCAAAGGCAGTTTTAGCAAACACCTCACTGATAGACACGGAGTCAGAAAAACTCTTGCTGATCGTTTTGGCAGAAGCCTCCAACACAGAACCCGTGTCAACAAGGGCTTTTGCAAACGCTCTAACTTCAGAATCAACTAAGTTTGACGTGTCAGCCAGTGTTTTACTAACTGCGCGGATTAAAATTTCTACAGCAGATGTAGTATCAGAAGCCGATTTAACAGCGTGTAAAAGTGCGCTATCGGTCGCAGAAAGAGCATCAGCAAACGCACGAGATACAAGAACGCCGATAGCAATAACGTCAGTAACACCAGCTGTGTTTGTTAAGTTCTTAAAAAACTGAACTTCTTGATCGTCAAGAGTAGTGGCTACACCGTCAACATCGTCAGTTGCAGTAAAACCATCGGCCAGTTGCTTTACTGTCGCTAAAAGATACGGATCTGTAATGTTTATTGGGTCGCTTGGGTTTTTTCCAAAAGCAACGACATCGTCGTCTGTAAAAGTGTAACCCTCTTCAAATAGTTTTATGGGTTCTTTTGAAAACTGATCTGTTACAGTTGCTGCATCTGAAAACGCTTTAGACACTGTTTTTGCGGCAAGCTCTGCAACACCTGTATCGTCAGTTAGAGATTTAAAGAAATCAAGAACAGCAACATCAGAAATCTCTTGTTCAGTAAAGAAGTTTGTAAGCTGCGTAAATATACCCGTAGTTACTGCGGCAACGACATACTCAACAAAAGCCTCAACCTGCACAGCAGACGCTTTACCCGCGCTCGCTAGAGGGCGATCTTGAAGCTCATAAGCAGCTTTAATTCGGTTAAGAATTTCATATGTTGCAACTGTATTGCTCAAGCAAAATCTTCCCTGATTTTAAACTTTAAAAGCTCAAAGATGGTTTCACGTTGGCCTGTGTTAGACACAATTTCTATTTCACCCTGATAAGCTCCTGCCTCCTGATCAAGATCACCGGATTGCCAATCAAGCACCGCAACCCCGTTTTCGCCATCCGTGACTGTAAAATTCCTAGAAAATAGTACTGTGGATTCACCAGCCGCCCTAAAGTGAAGAGTTACTGTGGAGGAGGATATGTCTATAGGTTGAGACGTAGTTTCGTTTGTAAGAGTCACCTTTAGCTGGGGGCGGGTGTCTCCTTGGACATACTTAAAGGTGGTAGCCATTAGTACGCCCTCCTGTACCCTGTCGCGCGATCAAATCCGATAGGAGCAATGCGCAGATTGACACGTCGAGCATCGCGGCTCTTTGCAGCGTCAGCGTCTTTGTCAAACTTCATTTGGTAGTAAAGAGACAACTCTGGATTAGACCACTCTTTGCCGGGAATACCCGCTAGCATCGCTATCGCGCCGTAGCTTATGCACCTGCCGAACGTTTCATAAATCCAGTCTTCTACGCCCGTAGCACTTAGCGATGTTTTAAGGACACCTTTGCCCTCGAATGTGTATTTCTTATCGGGAGTAGGGAAGAAACGGATCTGAGTGTCTTGGTAAATGCTGTAATATAGTGGCCGAGACTTTGCAGCCTTTGATGAGCGATCAACATGACGATCTGAGACTGCGCGTATTTCACAATCGTCGACATACAGTGTTAATATGTTCTCAAGTACAGTGTTTCGAGGAACATCAATCTCGTAGTCAGAAGTGTTTTTGCTGGTAAAATCGGGTTCTATGTCAAACCGCCACACTTCGCTACGCGCTAGGAACTTAGCGGCGGCCTCTTGTAAGTGCGAAGTCAAAACAATCTCAGGGCATCCCGGCACGTAGGGCTGCACATACGGAAAGAAACTAGCCCAAAGTTTTGCCATGCTATGTCACCGATGTAGCCAGTTGTGGCGCAGCTGCGGCGTCCACTTGCGTTTTTGATCCTAGAACAGCATTGAACGACTGATACGATGCTTGAGCGCGAGCTTCGTTTGCACCATATTCAGCGTCTTTTGAGTAAGCTCTGTAGAGCACCCAATCTGTTATGGGGCTTTTGTAGATGTCGTCGAGCAGAATAACTGTGGTATCTGTGCCTGCAGGATCAAGCTGTGACTCTGTTAGTGCGTGTTCAGTAACTGCATCTGCGTAAACAACTTCAATCTCGGCAGACGTAGTTGCTGGCGGATACACAAAAAATTCTTTGGGCTGTCTACCATCGTACATGAAATGCTGAATGTTGACAGTGCCTGTCTCAGAATGCCACGTGGGGCGTTGGTCATCGAGGACCGACCTAGACACAAGACGGATTGCTTGTTTGTTAGAGGAACTAGCTAGGTTTCGCGTTACGTCTATCAGCTTTAGCCCAGACGCGAACTGAGCAGTCAAACTCTGCCTAGAACCTGCTGCACAAGTAAAAGTACCTGTTTTAGCATTTGCATCAGGGCGCAAAAGAATGATTGCAAGGTAGGATTCATTTATCCAGCTTTGAAGCTCGGTTCGAGGCCAGCGGATATTGGTGTCTTGCAGTACGTGCTCGACGTTGCGGATAATATCAATGACCTTAACTGTCGCCATCTTCCCATGCCTCATTTACATCAGGGGTGCTTGGATCGTCAGCTTTTAATCTGCCGTCAGGTGTCCTTGCACGTTTGCGCGTAGTTGCTTTCTTGGCGGGTTTCTTTGCTGGCTTGTGCTTTGCCGCAAGAGCTTTACCTGCAGCATTTAGCTGAAACTCGTTGTCAATAATCTCACCGACTACAATCGGCTCATCATCTATTCGGACCACAGCTTTGTTGCTTACAATATCGCCGCCTAAAGCATCGACAAGTTGATACACGTCCATATGCTTCTCCTTTGTAGAAGGAGGGGGCGAACCCCCTCCGTGGGCCACTTATTAAGTAGCTGATCCTACAATGGCTGTGCACAGCGCGTCGTCTTTGAGCACCTTGCGCCCATAGACTGCTAGACCGCGAACCTTATCGCCGAAGTCTGTTTGGTTGCGAAGCTGCTCAGTTTTGTTGATCTGAGACGCGAAGGAGCACGCGTGCTTCGTACCAGCGACCATCATGCGGCGGGCTTTAGCGTTTGAAAGCGTTGCACCAGAGGAGGTTGCAGCAAGGCCGTTTACCATAGCTTTGCCCGCACCACCTTTTGGCAGCAAGTTAGACACATACACAGTAAAGCGGTCCAACTGACCAATCTTGCCGGTGCGGATGGTGCTTGACTGATCGCCTGTAAAGTAGGCTTGCGCGATGTCTGTTTGCATCAACAGCTGACGGTCAAATGGTGTGATAATCAACCAGCGGCCATCTTCTGGTACGTTTGCTTCGTCAAGCGCCGCAGACATTTTCAAGATAGTGTTGAGGATGTTTGCAGGAGTTGCTTGGTCCACAGGAGCAGTATCAGTACCGAGGTTATACCCAGCTGATTTTGCGCCAGCAGTTGCACCTTTGTTTGTCGCGTTCGCACCTTCAGTCACAAAGTACTGAAAGAACGTCTCGTTTTCGATGGTGATTTTGAGTTGCTTTGCTGCATCCTCAGTAAACATGTTCATAAGGTCCATGTCTGCTTGGTATGCAAGCACATCGTTGACTTGAACGCTGAAGTACTTACCTTGGTCGATCTGCATATCTACAGAGATAGGTGTTGGGACTTCATCGGTCAGAGTCATGCCAGCGCCAGTATAATCATTAATGGTGATTGATGGTGCTGTGCGGATACGAATTGTATCGCCTTGGTTTGCGATCTCGCCTTCCCAGTCAGTGTTAGCGATTTCAGTCATCATTGTGTTCGCGTAGAACTTAGCATTGAGCTTCTGCGACCACAGCGTGGGGATAAACTGACCAGAGTAGGATGGTGTTGTGTCGAATGCGCCTGAGCCTACGACGGGAAATACAGCTGCCATTTCGGCCTCCTATACGTCTAAGTTGGTGTACAGCTGCCTTCATAAGTTAACGCGTTAACACTTATGGTCGGACGCGGCCCTCGGTGTATGCAGCTGATAGTTCTGCTTCAAGTTTTGCTGCCTCTTCGAGTTTCCCTCGGCGCATCATCAACGAAAGTTTGTTCCAAGCTGCATCCATCTCCTTAGCGGAGTAGATCTTAGAATTTTGGTTCGTCGGCTGTTTTACCGAGTTAGCACTTCGAGTTGGCGCGACCTGTTTCTCAAGCTCCGCTTGGACTACCGGTTTCTCAGGCTCAGTCGGTTCAGCTAACGTTTTTTTCCACAAGTTCACATAGTGAGCTACGGCTTCTGCGTCACCTGCATCGAATGCGGCCTGTGCTTGGCTTCTGCGCGGCCCCCTAAGCATGGGATCATGCTCATTCAGCCACTTCATCCAGCGCTCGTCTTGATCAACTTCAGCAAAATCTGGGACTAGCTGGGCCAGTCTTTGACTAAAACCTACTTCGCCGATCTGGTTACCTGTCTTTGCAAGCTGGTCTTGCAGTTCTTTGATAACCGACTCTTGTTGCTCAAAACGTTCCTCGTATTCGTGAGAAACCTCCTTCGCAATTCGACGCTGGACATCCAGAAGTTCTTCGCCAAACTCGGCTCGTTCTTCATCGGTCACTAAACTGACTTTCTCCTTCGGCTTTGTCGGTTTGACTTTAAGCGCTGCAATCTCGTCTTGGAGTTGCTTAGTCACTTCGTTCATCTCGCGCACCTGCTGGTGCAACCGTGGAACTTCAGCTTCGTACTTACCCAGAAGGGTGCTGTACTTTTGCTTAAAAGTCTCTTCCTCTACGTCCGTCGGCGACGTGTCAGCTGGCTTCGCTTTCTCAGGTTCAGGAGCTGGTTCCGTCTCGCTAGCGTCTTCGGCCTTAGTATCCACTTCCTCTGGGGCTGCATCCTGTGCTTCCTCCGGATTCTGCTGGGCTAAAATCGCTTTTTCTAGTTCTTCTACTTCCTCAAGCTGCTTTTGCACCTGTTTAGGCAGAGCCATATTTTTCTCCTTAAAGCGCCAACTATCTTCTGCAGCGCCCGTGGGTATGCTGCTTCCGCGTATGGTATGCTTCGTCGTGCTCTTACGAGCGTTTAACTACCTTATGCGACTCTTCAATCGCAGCCAGTAGGTCTTGAAATGCTTCAGCCCGACCTTGCAAACGGTGGATTGTAACCGTGTCGTCTGCTTTTATTAGCCGCGCTGCCGCGTCTTGTATTTCGCCCTCTAGGAAGGCGATGAAAGGATTGGCCGAACCTGCCTCTTTTATCTTGAGCAGCGATTGTATGTGCTGCGGGTCTGCAAGATTCAGATCAATCATTATCGAAAGTTTACTTGATATATGTTAACGTGTCAACAGATACGCTCAACGCCCATTTGGTCGGGCACTCATAGTGTTACTCGCACGCCCACCTTGCTCAGAACCGTCTTCTTGAAGGTTGGCTGCTTGCTCAAGCGCTTGCTGTTGTTGCATCATCTGCTGCTGAATCATTTGCTGCTTCTGCACATCCTCTCGAGAAGGGACAAGACGATCAACATTGGTGTTGAGGTTACCGGCCATATCCCTGAGGAGTTCAGCCGTACCCGGTAGGCCAACAATCTGTTGTGCAATCGGACTCTCCAGTACCAAACGGAGAAACTCATTTTTGCGAACAGCTTCGGCTTCTTTAACGACCAACGACATCGCGCCGCGTGCAAGTATTTGTACATCACCAACTAAATCCGGATCATCTGCATAACGTAGGTTTCTCTGGTACTGCCGCTCCAACATGGGGCGGATCACATCAAAGTCGATGTTTGCAATCACCTGCTTGATAGACTTGCCAGCGTTGCTCATCAGCATAGACAGCCCTGACGACGTGCGTCCTGCGCCCGGAACGTGTGAACCTGTCATGTATTTTGGTATGCCCGACACCTCGTCCGCAAGCACCATGAACTTATCAAACACCGCCATAAGCTCCGCAGCGTTAGAGTTTGGCTGAAAAAATGTCATAGGTGGAGAGGAATCGTTGTAGTCTGACTGTCTAAACTGCCAGATTTTCCACGGGTACATCTGAGTGATGTCTTCTCCGGCGGGGAGCCTACTAATATTCACGCCGACCTGTGGACCGGAGCTTATACCCATATTGTTAGCTAACGCACGAGCAGCGGCGTTGCACATATTCTGGGCGTCCATACAGAGGTCGGCGACTCCGTTACCGTCCAACCGACCGGGAATTTTTTCGAAGGAAGTAACGTAGTAAGGTTTACGCCCAAGCGGGTCGTAATTCAAAACCGCACGAATTACCGTGTTATTTACCATCCAAACTTCGCAGGGGTATGACTTCTGCGGGTCCGGAATTTCTTCTTCAGACAAACCCCAATCGAGAAGCAAATCGCCGGGAATTGTATCCCAAAGCTGTATAGCAGCCACCACATCGGAGCTTGCTTCATCAAAATCTAAACTCGTGACTTCCTCGTAGTCGCTGCTATCACTGTCGAGCCAGTCCATCCCACTCGAACCGAAGTCCACAAGCAACGAGCGTACAGACGCTTCGTCGTACCCTTCCACTCCGATCATGTTCTCGACATCATCACGGGTCAGGTGGTGGACCTCAATTATAGGCATAGACTGGACGTCATCGCCCCACGGTGCCCAATAAAACTTGAACGGATCAATCCGCTCCCACTCGTCACGGACGACTTCTACAACAGCCATACCACCGTCGACGTACTTCATGACTTTACGTTTGCGCGGTATCGGCCCCTTCATGATCGCATACGGGAACGTCGCAACATCGTTTGTAAACTCAAACAGGGCTTTCGTCCAACCGCCCTCAACCATCTGGTCCTCGAGTTTTTTCTCCATACGCTCGACACGTTTCTCCGCTCTGTGCTTCAACTCGCGCATCGCGGTGTCTTTCATGCCAGAGGCAAGTTCTCTCAGCTCTTGAGGGGAGGGCTGTGCACCGCCTTCAGCGTAATACTGCATCAACGTCTGACGCATCATGTTCTGCATCGCCATCGCGTCTTCTGGGGGCACTTCTGGTATCGGGGTAGGGGAGAGAGACCAAGGTTTGTCCGCACCTTGCCCTAGGAGCGTGTCTCGCAGCCATGCAGTAGCGGTACGACATTTCGTAGACACTATCCCCATAAATATCTCTGACCCGCCCTGCTCCTGTATCTCAGCGAGTTTAGAGGGTTCGTACTCCATGTTCCGAGCACGCACACAGGCTGTCAGTCGATCTTCGAGATCCTCACGAAAATGGTCACGCATAACCTCCCACCGCTTCCGCGTATGCGAAGCCAGTCCTTGAATCATAGGTGTCGCTTGCTTCTGGGAAGCCTCTCGCTGCGCAGCTGCCTCAAGGTCGGAGGCACGCGCAACAGGTATCAGTGCTGGGCCTAGCGCCATAGGTTATCTCACATGTGATCTGTTACACTCGTATCACTTATCTGCTAACGCGTCAACAGATTACGTCCACCCTCCAGCAGACACTTTCGCTATCTCTCTTCGCTGCGTCTGGAACGACTGCGCCCCAAATACCTCACCGCCATCAGCGTGGAGACACATATACTGGAACGCATCAGCGACGTCAGACCAAGGGTGGGATTTTTCCGGTTTCTCATCCCGCACCCCCTTAGTATTTATTTTATAACGATATTTTCCTGCCAGAGCTTGGATCAAATTGTTCGCATGGACCGAACACGCAACAAAACTATACTTCCCATCCACCACACGGGTCAGGTATTTATCAACCGCCGAGATCCTCGCAGCCACCGAGTTCGTCCGCGCAGGCCGCACGCTGAACCCCTCGTTTTTATATATGTCAGCCACTGTCCGCTCGTCGGTCTGCACCCTCTGGAACGCCGCAGGGTCGATAATCACGACTGCCCTCCGCCCCGCAAATTTGTTAGCAAGCAAGGGTTTCAGCCGCTCCCGCACGAACCTAAGCGCTCCCATCCCGTCGGATATTAACGCATCGTAGACAACCAGTCGTCCGTCGTAGGCGACGTTCCCTATGACAGCAGCTGGCGTCAGCCCTGCGTCTACCCCGATTATCAACGGGCTATCCGTGTACATCGGCACCAGCTCTTCCTTAGACGCGTGTACTGTTCTGTCGAACGAGCGGAAAACAGGCTGGCCACTTAGGGATTTGCCAAACTGGGCGTGTATATACACATCCACCCAGTCCTCAGTCTTACCTTGGGCTAAGTTGTCGTAGTAGTCATCAGGCAAAAACTTCGTCCAGTCCGCCTCTGGGCTGAGACCACTCGGC